ATGAGAAAATGAAGTATGGTGGTGGTGGAGACATCATGATTAAAACTGTTGAAATCTCAATGAAAGTTCCAGAAAAACAAAAAAGAGGCACTGGAGCAGCGATGTCTGGCACTAAGTTTAGTGGCACTTATTAATATATGTCAGAACTTATATGTAATTTACCATCAGTAGATGTATATGTCCGCAGAGAGTATTTAAGAGATCTTGAAGATGGACATGGTGAATTTGTAAAAGGTGTTTGGGTTACTGCCAAATCAATACCTGGCAGAGCTTTTTATTTTGAAACTTTTTTACCAGAGTATGGTGCTTTGTATGACAAGCTTCCTATTTCTGCATTTGTTTCAAGTCCAGAAACGCCAACACCAGATCTAACTTTACCTAACTTACAGTTTTGGAATTGTATGGATTATGGTGTAACCTCTATAACAAAACAATTTATAGGCTCCATGGACTTTGAAATACTTACAAGAAATCAAGGTGTTATGCACGGATCTTATATTTGTACGTTAGATAATTATCACCCAGACTCAGATAACATTGACTATAGCACAAGCGAAACACCTGCAGAACATAAGTCATTTAATTTACTTGAACTTGATAATGGACAATATTGTTTGTATCCGAATAATAGAATGAGAGTATATGACAATTCACTTACTCCAAAAGAACCTAAGATGCCAGATTTCAAGGTAAGCACTGAATATTATCAAGTTGAAAACGGAAATGAGTATAGACTAGGTGATACTGATGAGTATTTTTGGAAAGAAAAAAAATAATGGATATAGTTGACTTTTCGCAAAAATTGTACAAAAGATTAAAAGAACGTGAAGACGACATCGTCTTGACGCTGACAACTGGTGCTGTTTCTAATCATGAACAGTACAAGCAGCTAGTAGGTGAGTTACAAGGACTCTCATATACTAAAGATCAAATTAAGTCCTTGCTGGAAGGAAAAATAGATGACGAAGACATTATACGTACCTGAGTATCTAAAAAATCAATTAGAAAAAAATAAACCCCAAACAGACGATTTAAAACTAAAAGAAAGATTACCTCAACCAACTGGTTGGAGAATTTTAGTCATGCCTTACAAGGGGCGTGAAAAAACAGATGGTGGCATTCATATACCAGATG